AATTGCTGATGCTGCAACGGCCACTGGTAGCGTTACTGGTGGTACTGCAGGCGCATTGGTTTATCAAAGCGCACCAAGCACGTCAGCGTTTGTCAACATTGGCACAAGCACCTACATCCTGACATCCAACGGCACGGTTCCGGTATATACAAACCCTGCCAGTATTACCGTAGGGTTGGCCACACTTGCAACATCGGCGACCACCGCAGGATCGGCCACAACGGCCACTACGGCCACCAATTTAGCTGGCGGCACAGCTTACCAGCTTGCATACCAATCCGCTGCTGGAACGACTACATTTGCCCCTGCACCATCAACTGTCGGGTATGTGCTTGGATGGAGCGGATCTGCATTCACATGGGTTGTGGCTCCTGCGGCGGTATCTGCCATCAACTTGGTTGGCGGTGGTGCAAACACAATTGTGTATCAGTCTTCTGCGGGAACGACTGCGTACCTCACAAACGGCACAACGGGTCAAGTTCTGGGTGCAAATACAGGGGGCGCTCCATCGTGGGTTACTGGCGGCTCAAACGCGTATACCCGAACAACCTACACGGCCACAGCAAGTCAAACAACTTTTGCTGTAACTTACACAGTGGGTTATGTGCAGGTGTACCTTAATGGTGTAATGTTGACTGCGGTTGACTACACCGCAACAAGCGGTACGTCTGTTGTCTTGACAATTGGTGCGGCACTAAACGACATCGTAGAGTTCTTGGCGTTCAACACAACGCCAATCACTACCACGTCAACCTCCAATTTGTTGGGTGGCACAACGGGTCAGGTTCCATACCAAAGCGCCCCCGGAGCAACCGCATTTACTGGGCCGGGTGCGGCTGGCGGTGTGTTTTATTCCGCAGGGGCATCAACACCATCATTTACCACGGCAGGCACAACAGGCCAAGCGCTGGTATCTGCTGGTGCAAGTGCTCCAGCATTTGGAACGCTTCCGATTGCAGGTGGTGGAACAAATTCCACGGCCACTCCCACAGCAGGTGGTGTCGTATATGGCACAGGGACTGCGCAAGCTTATAGCGCCGTAGGCACAACAGGTCAGGCACTTGTATCTGCTGGTGCAAGTGCCCCGGCGTTTGGTACATTGGGGGTTGCAGGTGGTGGTACAGGCGTTACGGCAACACCAGCTAACGGTGAATTGCTGATTGGCAACGGTACGGGTTTTACTAAATCTACATTGACTGCTGGTACAGGCATAAGCATTACCAACGGTTCTGGTGCAATTACGATTGCGTCGTCTACTACATCAGTCCCAATCGGTACAGACTTGGCTGTTACTGATTATTCATTGACATTGCCCACGGCAATAGCAAGTGCAGTAAGTGCCAACATTAGAACGCAAACTCTAGCACTTGATGCTACGCGAGAGTTAATGTTATTTGGCGGCACTTTAGGTTTGCAGGCTGTTGTATATGACAGTAGCACTGGAACATTTGGAACTGTTGTACTTGTTAGGACAGTGTCTTTATTTTCGTATATTTTTGAAGCTGCTTTGGCATTAGTTTCATCGTCATCTGTATTGGTTTGCTCTTTGCCATTCAACGGAAGCGCATTATCTACAGTTGTTTTGTCAATCAGCGGCAGCACAATTACAGTTAACACTGCAGTTGCAACATCATTAGCCTTAACTAGCTCTTTAGTTTATGCAAATACTAGGCTTGTTGCTGTAGGATCATCTTATGTTCTTAATTATTATGATGCAACAACAACACTTCCAGCTTTTAGAGCAATTACTGTAAGCGGAACAACCCCTACGGTTGGCGCTGAACTTGCGCTTGCAACTGCGGGAACAAATTTACATCATTCTTATGCATACAGTAGTTCTGTTTTATTAAGTTTAAGTTGTACTACGCTTTCTGCATACGCTGTTCCTATTTCAGTCAGCGGGAGTACATTAACTCTTGGGACGGCTACAACATTAACCGTTTCTGCTAGTAGTGCAAATGCTGCTCTTACTTCTGGTGTTTTAAGTACTGGTCGTGTAGCAGTTGCAGTCCAAACAGGGTCAACGACTGTTACATGCTCAGTAATTACGGTAACAGGAACTACTGCCACCGCATCAACTGCCGCAACTACTATTGTCGCCTCTGGTAATGGGGCGCAAATGCAAATTTTTTCAAACCAAGCATTTGTGTGGGGCGGTTATGCTGGCGGATCAAGTCAAATAAGCGTTTTGACGGATACTGCTGGAGTTGCCACTGTTGGAACGCCATTATCTCCCGGAATTGCTGGCTCATTTGTAGGTTATTTAAGCACTGGAAAAGTATTTTTATGCTCTACTGCTGGAACCGGGTATACATACTTCCAATATGGTATCTCTTCAGGGGCTGCTGTATTGGAAAAAACATTTCCCAGTGCTGTTAATAGCTCAACTACTACTGGTATCGCATCTAGTGCAGGTTATGGCGCTCCATATGCACCACCATTATCTGGCCCTCCGGTTTCTGGCACTCAAAACTATAATTCAACTACTTACGGACAAACTTTAAGTTTAAGAACTTCAACTGGAAAAACGGCTTTAATGCAAAGCAACCAAGTAGAATTTGTGGCAAGTATTGACGGGAATAATGTATCAAAATTACAGCAAAGCCCAAATCTTTTAGGATATTCCAACGGTACTTCTGGTTCTACATCAGATGCTTTGTCTACCGCAACAGGATGGTTTGTTTATCCAACAATTGTTGCAAGTTCAACAACTCTACAAATCCGAAGGATTGTCTTGTCATGAAAAAGATTCTTACTGCTGCTGGCAAGTTTGGCCCTTACGAAACCGTTGATGTTTTGGAAGATCGTTATCGGGTGAACGGTGCTGCCGACTTGCCGTTTACCGTTATTGGTCAGGGTGAAATCAGTGATGTGGTTGACGGTGATTTCCCACCGCCTCCTTATGTTGAGCCTGTAATTGAAGTACCGCCCAACCCAACCAAAGAAGAGTTGATGGCAGAACTTGCCGTTCTTTCAGCAAAAATTCAAGCATTAACGTAACGCATGCGGAGTAACACATGAGCATTCCACGCAACCTAGCCACTTTGGCCGACAACGTTAACGCTTCTGGCGTCCTTGGGATAGCGGGTGGCGGGACGAACTCAACAGCAACCCCTACAGCGGGCGGCGTTGTATATGGGACAGGAACTGCACAAGCTGCGACTGCTGCAGGCACAACTGGCCAAGCCTTGGTGTCAAACGCTGCAGGTGCCCCAACTTTTGCAACATTAGGAGTTGCTGGCGGCGGTACAAACTCAACGGCTACACCCACGGCTGGGGGTGTTGGATATGGTACTGGTACTGCTCATGCTTACTCTGCCGTAGGTACAAGTGGTCAAGTGTTGACTTCGGCTGGTACTGGAACGCCCACATGGTCTACACCAAGTGCTGGCGCTTTGGTTTATCTATCTACTGTTACTGCTAGTAGCGCTTCAACTGCTGATGTTGAAACTGGTTTTAGTTCAACTTACGATAATTATTTAATTGTTATAGATGGACTTTCTGGTTCGGTTAATTACGCTAATTTAAACGTGCAATTTAAACTTGGTGGCACTTATTCTGGCGCATCTTATTATGGAGTTCAGATTTACGTTGGAGCAAGCGCATCTTACCCAGAGACTGCAAATTACCAAAACGCGGCAGTTTATGGTTCGGCGGGTTCGGTTCCAAATAGCAACACTCGGCCTGCTGGGTATAGTTTAAATATTTACAACGCAAACAATATTAGTACAACAAAAATGGTTACTGCTAGTGGCGGTTTTTACGATACTGGAGCTTATGGTTGCTTTTCTTCAAGAAGCAGCATTACAACGTCCACTGCTGGTGTTTTAACTGGAATAAGATTTTCGCAATCTAGCGGAACCTTTTCTGGAAATTTTAGGCTTTACGGAGTAGCAAAGGCATAATATGACACGTTATCACGCAACATCAGAAGGTAACATTCCTTTTACTGTTCAAGAAGAAGCTGAGTGGGATGCAATGGAAGCGGCTTATGTGCCACCTGCTGAACCAGTCGCGCCAACCAAAGAAAATCTGCTTGCAGAGTTGCAGGCTCTTACAGCAAAAATTCAAGCATTGGCCTAATCATGTCTGACGTACAAGAACTTGCCGCCGAAACAGATAAGCGATTGAGTGTACATGAGGCCATTTGTGCCCAACGGTACGAAGGCATTCAACAGCGTTTTGACGAGGGTTCCAAGCGCATGAACAAGATTGAGTACCTCTTGTACGGGGTGATTGTCTGTGTCTTGTTTGGCCCCGGTGTAGCGGCGGAGTTTGTTAAGAAAGCGTTTGGAATATGAACTGGGCGGACGTACTCAAGGCGGTAATACCCATCATTGTGGCGTCCCTTGCTTGGTTGCTGGGTCAGGTCAATGATTTTTCTACGCGATTAACGCGAATTGAGGGTGCAATGCCTGCCTTGATTACCAAAGAAGGCGTCCCTACAGACAGCCCAATTTCTGCGGAACGACGAGCCGTGATAAAAGAGCAGTTAATGCTGCACATCAACGAGTTGCAAGTCAAAGTTAGGTTGCTTGAAGAGCGAGAAAAAATGGGGCACAAATAATGTTTGATCTATTATCCGGCGGTATTCTGGGTTCCATCTTTGGCGGTGTGTTCCGTCTTGCGCCAGAAGTTTTAAAGTTCTTTGACAAGAAGAACGAGCGTGAGCATGAACTCAATATGTTTTCCCGCCAGTGCGAACTGGAAACCTTGCGCGGTCAGCAGAAGCTGGCTGAGATAGGCGCTCAACGTGAAGCCGCAGTTGATGTAGGGGTCATGGATGCGTTTAACTCAGCTATTGAGCAGCAAGCTCAAATGGTCACAGCGGCAGGTGGCTGGGCGGCTGCTCTATCGGCCTCTGTCCGTCCTTTAGTGACTTACTGGGTGCTGTTTGTCTGGAGTTTTGTCCACGTATGGTTTGCGTACAATGCATGGCTTGCTGGCGCTGCACCTGTAGTTGTGTTTACAACCATGATGACACCAGACTTCTCTGCGCTGTTGGCCGGAACAATTAACTTCTGGTTCCTCGACAGAACTTTAGCCAAGCGTGGGCTATGAACTTAGAGATAGCTGCTGCGCTGTGTAAACAGTTTGAGGGCTACCGTGCCAAGCCATATTTGTGCCCTGCGGGTATTCCGACGATTGGCTATGGGTCAACCTACTACCATGATGGTCGTAAGGTTCAATTAAGCGATCCACCGATGGATGAGTCGACAGCAAAGGCGCTGTTGATGATTGAGCTTGAGCATACGTACTTGCCCGGCGTCCTGCGCAACTGCCCAGGCTTAATTACCGATGTTCGTAAATGCAATGCAGTCGTGGACTTCGTTTATAACTTGGGCATTGGACGCTTGCAGACCTCCACCCTGAAGCGCAAGATCAACGCTCAGGACTGGGAAGGGGCTAAGGAACAGTTAATGCTTTGGAACAAGGGAGGCGGCAAGGTTCTGACGGGCTTGACAAAACGCAGAACTGCTGAGTGTGCCTTGTTTTAATTGGGAAGGCAGACTAAAATGAATAAACCAATTCAGAGAAGATAACATGGCAACAACTCCATCATGGGTGATGACATACGACTCACTGACGAGTACGGTGCTCCAGTATCTGGAACGCTCTGATGCGGCAGTTGTCGACTTTATTCCCACGGCCATTACCTTGGCTGAGTTTGAAATAGCCCAACAGATCAAAACTTTGGGCCAGATGATTGTGGTCGATGCCACCATGAACATTGGAAATCCAGTCATTGCCAAGCCTGCAAGATGGCGCAAAACAGTGTCCATGACGCTGTCAAACAATGGCGAAAAACAACCTATTTTTCTTCGCAAGCTTGAGTATTTAAACGAGTATTCGCCTGACGTGACGGCCACAGGCACTCCGCTGTACTACGCCGACTACGATTTCGAGCACTGGTTTGTGGCCCCAACGCCTGACGCGGCATATGCATTTGAGGCATTGTGCTATACCCGTCTACAACCTTTGGCCTCGGACAATCAAACCAACTGGTTGACTCAAAATGCGCCAAATACCATGCTGTTTGGAACGTTGAAACAAACCGCGCCGTTCTTAAAGGACGATGTTCGGCTGACCGTTTGGGGTCAGCTTTTTACCGAGGCCATGACCGCACTGAAGATTGAAGATCAGTTGCGCATGGGTGACCGTTCAGCCGTTGCACAGGATTCTTAATCATGCCCACGTACACAAATCCGTTCACAGGCCAGACAATTTCGCCATCGTCTGTCAGTTATGAATCCATCTCAATCAGTGCCAATACGGAGCTTCAATGGCCTATTAACGGCAACGATAATACTCCTGCGAGCAGCATTATCGATTGCGTTGCTACTACTTCTGGCCTGTTGCTTGAGCTTCCTCCTGCTACTCAGGTTTCTACAGGTCAATCTGTTCTTGTTAGAAATACTGGTTCTAACACTTTTACGGTCACCGACAATTCTGGCAATACTATCATTGCTATTACTTCTGGAATTGCTCAGTTTATCTTTCTGACAAGTAACGCCACTGTTAACGGCACATGGGCATCGGTGGTGTTTGGCGCAGGAACTTCGGCGGCAAACGCAAGTGCGTTGGCAGGATACGGGTTAACACCTATCGGCTTGACTTTGAATCAAGCTTACAACGTCACCAACTACTACTCCAATGCTACCTTGAGCGCCACCACTAGGGCGCAGTTTGTTGTGTGGTCCAGCGGCGTTGGGGCATTGACGTTGCCGTCAGCCTCTGTAGTTGGCAATAACTGGTTTTCGATCATCCGAAACAACGGCACTGGCATCTTGACGTTGACCCCTCAGGGCACTGACACGATCGACGGGAATGCCAGCCAACAGCTTCAATTGACCGAGTCTCTGGTCATTGTCTCCAACGGATCAACGGGGTTCAACACCTACGCTTACGGCAGGTCTTCCACTTTTGCCTTTACCCAGTTGGTAAAGACGGTGACCGGCGGCACAACAACTTTGACGCCTGCCGAAGGCGCAAACATCATTCAAGAGTACTACGGCGTTTTAACATCCAACGCAATAGTTGTTCTGCCGTCAACGGTTCAGTTGTATTCACTGACAAACGGCACAAGCGGAGCCTACACTTTGACGTTCAAAACGGCAGGCGTAGGGACTACTCAGGTTGTCAACCAAGGCCAAACAGCGTTTGTAGTGTCAGATGGCACAAACGTGTACAGTACAACAAGCAACGCTGCAGCGTCCGGCACGTTCACGGCCAACGTGGGCTCTGTATCGGCCCCGTCCATCAACTTCCAAGGGAAT